GTGAGAAATTCCCATAATGCTTTAGAGTTGGCAAAGTTATATGTCCTCTGGTATCTCCAAAAACTTAATAGCCTTCCCGTTTTTTCTTCCTCCTCTGGAAAAGCAACCGTAAGCATGCCAAAGCTTCGCTATTTCCGTAGAAATCACTATGCTTGGCTAAAGTATTTGGAAATCCCAAAGCTTAACTGGGTTCTTATCACCTTAACCCTAAGTAGGGATATACCCGTCCAGGATGCTTGGGCTTATATTGGAACTTGGCTTTCTGATTTCCTCCGCCGTTTCCGTGTCTATCTAAAAAAGAAGTATGGAATGGAACAGTTCCTTTATTTTGCCGTTCCTGAACCTCACCAAGATGATTACCCTCACATTCACCTTATCGTTTCCTTTCCCTTTGTCAAGGTAGAACAGATTTATAAATGGTGGAAGGATACAAGGACAGGAAAAAGCCTCTCCGCCTTTCAGGGTGTGGATGTCCAGTTTATTGGTAGGGATACAGAAAAGATAAAAGCTTACCTTCTAAAATATCTGGTAAAGTCCCACCATACCTATTGGTCTTTTTCCATTTCCTCCGATGGACAGGTTCGGGTTCGCCTTTCCACCCTCCTTATGTGGTATTTCAGGGTTCGCCTGTTCTTTATGTCAAGGCTTTTAAAGAGGGTTGCCCTTCAGACTTCCCAAGCTTCCCTCTATGGCTTTGTCCCTATCTCCGCCCTCTACAGGTTTTATTACAAGCCTCTGGGTATAGCCTTTCCTGAGTTTTACAGGTGCTTTTATAATTGCGGTTCCTTAGAGAAGGATAGCTTTCTTCTCTCCCTGTCTAAGGTCTTTAGGAATATGTAATCCTAAACCTTGTTTAAAACCTTTAGGAATATGTATTCCTAAATCTTAGCATTAAGTTAAAAACACTCTCCACTTTAACCTTTTGTATTTACCTAACTTTTACCTATTCTCCACCTATCCTTAAACTTAAAAAGCTTGGGTTTTTTCTTCCCTTTTTCCTTTCCCTTAAATTGAATAATGAAATCCTTAACAGGGGGTGCAATATGGAAACCTTTGGGTCTCCTCTCAAGCTTCAGGTTCTCCTCGTGGAAAAAAGGAGAACTTGGGAAAAGAATAATCGTCAGGGTGCCATCTACCAGCTTTATGGAAGGTTAAGGAATGAAAAGCCAGAGTTTCCTTTGTTTCTGGTGGTCTCCGCACCCGCTAACCTTCCAATCTCTCCAGGGCTTGTTATTGATGTCCCCATTTCTGGGCTTACCATTTCCTTAGGTGATACCTTCCCATCGGTGGGTGGCTTTTCTGCCTTTGAAGACTTCTCTTCTCCCATTCCCGTAGTAGATGATAAGAAAGGGACTAAGTGATGGATATAGTGGCTGATATAGTTTCCGCCTTTACTTCTGCTTTCGTTGGGAGTGTGCCCTTCTTTACTGGGGTCTTTTTCTTTATCTGGGTGCTTACCATTCCCATATGGCTTTTAAAAAAGCTATGAGGTGGAAACTATGGCAAAGAAAAAGATTAAGGACTTCTTCAAATACTACTCCTCTCCCTATGCCTTCCTTTCCCTCTTCAAAGATGATAAAGCCCACATTAAAAAGGTTGTTCTTGCCTTCCTGGATGAGGTGGAAAGGCTTCCGTTCCCTATAGACTGGTCTAAGGGCAAAGAGGATAGCTATTACTGGCATTCCGTTTATGATGTTGTCCTTAAACACTATGAAAGCCAATTAACCAATCAATTAAACCAATCAATCAATCAATCCCAAACCCAAAAACCCTTAAAGGAGGTGCCATCATGAGAAAGCTTTTTAACTTAGCCGTTGTTTCTGGTTTGTCTTTGCTTGCCTTCTCTGGCTTTGCCCATGCTGGAATACTTGATGATGCTATGAATGCCGTAAATAGTCTCGTAGCTGGTATTCAGGGGCTTCTCTCTGCGGTTGCTTCCATCCTCATATTCTTCCTCACCTACAAGGTAATCAAGAAGGCTTTGAACAGGGCATAATGCCACACCTTCCTATTCTCCTTTTCCTCTTGGTAGTTTTGGCGGGTTCCTTGCCCGCCTTTTCTCGCACTTGTTGTTATCCTGCCAGTTTTGAACCTTCTCCTCCTTATGATTTTGGCTGTGTTTGCATTCATGCTTATGGAGATGTCCGTGTGGAATTTGTATATGACCCTTCAGACCCTTTTTTTTATTATGAGTTCTTTTTTTGTTCTGCAATGTTTTTCTCTTGTGGGTATGTCTTTTTAAATTGTCGGGTTTCTGACTCTGGTGTTATTGATTGTTTTTCTTCTTCTTCCTCTGATGATGATTCTCCTTCTTTCTCCTGTTCTTCCTTTTCTTGCTTCCTTGATTATATTCCTGATTTTGGCGGTTCAGGTTCAGGTTCTGGTTCAGGGCGTGCTTGCCAGTCCGTTTATGACCTTATAGATACCTTTCAGGGTGTAAAGGAAGGCTTTTTAAAGGTCTTTATAGGTTCCTCTTTTGCTTTTGGTCTTCTGGGAGGTGCTTATGCGGTTCTTAGGGTTGTTTTTTAGTCTGTTAGCCTTTACCTTTGCCCAATCCCAGTGTGAGTGTTTGGACTATGTGAATGCCCTTAACCAATTGAACCAAACCATCCATGAATTTAAATCGGACTTCTTGAAGATGGTCTTAGGTCTTTCCACCGTTCTTGGAACCTTTTCCGCCATTTTGTTAGGTAAAGCCCTTAAGAGGTCTGCAAAATGAAGTTAGTTATTGCTTTTCTCCTTTTCCTCCTTTCTTCCTATTCAGCCCTTGCCTTAACTTGTCAGTTTGAGAACACTGGACAGGGTCGGGCTTGCGTTTGCAGAGAAAGGAACTCAGTGTTTATAGTTGATGACTCCTATTGTTCCTCTTCCTGTTCCTGCCCTTCAATCTCTCAGGTTCTGGAAGACTTTATGAACTCTGCTAAAAACACTGACCTTTTCCTTTTCCTTTCCTCCTTCCGTTTGAATGTTGCAGATAACCCTCCTCCTCCCATTGAGGTTAATCTTCCTCCCTTCATCCATACCACTATTGATATAGCAAACCACCCTCTTATGCGTTTGCTTTTGATGTCCCTTAAAACTGCTTGGATTATCTTCGCCACTATCCTTAGCTACTTTATCCTCTTCCGTAGGTAGCTATGCGGTGGGTTCTCTTTCTTCTTCTCTTTGGTTTTGGCTTCCCTGCTTCCGTGGTCTATGATGCTAAATTTCAGATGCCTAAGGTGGATAACCTTTCCACCATTCAGTATTTGGAATATCTTTATGAAAGGTCTTCCTCCCTTTCCAATTCTCTGGAAATTCTGGAAAGGATGTGGGCTAATTCTCCTGATGTTGATTACGGAAAGCTGGACAATTTCCGCATAAAAAAACAAGCTTACCAAACCGCTATTTCTGAGTTTGCCTCTGCTAAGCAAAGGTATATGGACTTTATTCAAAATCCTCGTTCTTATTCTACCTTTCACCCTGCCATGGATATGCAAAGCAAGTTAAGGGCTTTGGTTCTTCATCAGTTAGAACTCAAGCAAAGCATAGAGGTAGTAGTTCCTGCCCTGAGGGAGTTATACCCTGACCTTTTTTATTTAAAGAACTCTGCTAATAATACACGGCTTTTTAACCGCCTTCTCTCTGGCTTGCTTTCCTCAGTTTCTGAGATTACTAAGCTTGGTTTCCGTGTGCTTTTTAACCCGCTTTTTGAGTTCGGTTATGTTAACCTCGTAGAGAACCAGTCCCTTTTAATCCGTCGCCTTTTATATCTTCAGTGGAAAAGTGTTAATCATTCAGGGCTTGGTGTTGGGTTTATTATTCCCAATGGTTTTAGTCCTTCCCTTTTGCCTGACCTTTCTAACCTGCCTGAGATTGGTCAGCCTTGCCCTGCGGTTCCTCGTGTTGCTGGTTCTACTTGCTATGAAATTTATGCTATATGTGAGGGAGGTCGTTTAGTAGGTTATAATATCGTTGCTAATTCTGACTGGTCGCCTTACCATTGGTATGAGGATCCTTTTAATCCTTCTCGTTTTGGCAATGTTCTTATGGTTCCTCAGGGTGCTTCTGGAGACCGCTTTCGTGGTTTGGGTAGAGTTTTAGCTGGTTATTACCTTCAATATGCCTCTGCTGTTTTTCCGCTTCCTTTTTTTGTTCATGCTCCTGTTGGTTATTATAGCACTGGTTCTGCCATTTATCGTTCTATCCGTATTTCCACTTGGTATTGTGATCCAGCAATGGATGATTATTTAAGTGTTTGTCGTAATTGGGATACAAGGGATGCAAGATGTGATTATATCCCTCGGCATGATTGTGGGGAATGGTATTATACTTATGACCCCTGCTATGTTTGTAGTTGTGATGTTCAAATTCATTATGTAGTTGATAATTGCTTTCATTCTCGGGCTCCTGAGGGCTATACTGGAAGTTGTTCATGTCAGCAGGTTTGTGAGTTTGATGTTGAAAATCCTGCCACTTGGCCAAAAGAGATTACCCTCCCTATGCCTAATATCCCCCGTTTTTATCCTCCTAACTCTTCTCCTTCAGTTCCTGAATATGACCCTTTCCCTCCTAACTTTGATGATTTAACAGATGATGAGAAAGGAGAGATCTGTCGGACTATCTCTCGGGTTTCGCCTTTGCGTGATCTTTCTCCTTATTTAAACCCTTCTCCTTTTCCTCTTCCTCTGGGAGATTTTCCACAGGTTGAGGTTTCTCCTGAACTTCTTCCTCAGCTTGACCCTGATACTTTAATCCAGCCTTTTCCTATGCCTTCTCCTCGTCGTTTTATTGTCCGTCCTTCTACTCCTTCGCCTTCTCGTTGTTCTCCTTATGTTTCTCCTGATACTATTTTCGTTCCTGAGGTTGAGGTTGAGGTTGAAATTTCTCCCGAGGAGGAACTTATACCCGCCATTAACTGGCTTCTAACCCAAGAGGTTGTTTCTGTGGCTACCTTGACTGATACGATTGAACAAGCCCTTCCCAATCGTGATAGATGTAAGGAACAGGAAAGGATGCTTTATGCCAATTTTGATGAACTCAGTGACTTAATCTTTTATTCTTTCGTTGGGCTTGCTTCCATTTTTGGCTTTATCTCTGCCCTTTTGGTTTCCATGTCAATCTTTGAACTTTGGAAAAATATCCCAATAAGGAGGGTTTAGCCATGTGTATGTTTTACTGTTCTTTTGTCCTTATCCTTCAGGGCATTTTTTCCTTTGTTCTTTCCTTGCTGTCTGCTTTGTCTATCCCTATATCTCCTCTGGCTTCCCTTACCATTGATAACTGGTTTTTGGCTAACTCTGGAATTCCTCAGGCTATAGGCATATTAGGAACAGCCCTAACTGTTAGGTTTGTCCTTAACCTTATTCCCTTCTTCAGGGTCTAAGCTATGGCTATAGTCTTTATAACAGGAACTCCAGGGGCGGGCAAATCCTATTATGCAGTTAAAAGGATTGTGGAAGACCTAAAGAAGGATACTAACCTTGTTGTTTCCAATATTGACGGCTTGGACAGGGCTAAGCTTTCCTTTTATCTTGGCAAAGAAGTTAATAACCTTTGGACTTTGGACGAGTTCCTCGCTACTGTCCTCTCCTTTTGTAATATGCATTATGACGGCAATTACAGGAATGCCTTTTTAACAGTCCTAAATGTGGATTACTGGAAAAGGTTCATACTTCCCAAGCTTTTTGGTGAGTTGGGCTACAGAAAGGTTATCTTTTATCTGGACGAGTTCCAGTCTATCATTGACGAGGACACAGAATTAACCCAGCTTCAAAAATTCTTCTTTGACTATCATAGACACTTAGGGCTTGACTTTTTCATTATCACCCAAAGCATTCAGAGGATGAACAAAGCCATAAGAAACCTTGTTGAGATTGAACTCCGCCTTATAAACCTTCGTATTTTTGGCATTTCCAGTATGGTGGTGCTAAAAACCATAATCGGTGGTGTTCCCGTAAAGAAGACCGTAATCAAGTATGACCCTAAAATCTTTGCCCTTTATCGTTCCGCCCTCGTGGAACACATGAAAGGAGTTAAGGGCAAGCCTCCCGTTATGCTTTTTGTTGCCATTGCTGTTGCCTTCTTTTCTATCTTTCAGCTTGGTTTGTATGTTAAAGCCCACGGTGGAATAATTCCTAAGCCTAATGTTTCTCAGTCTCAGGAGAAAGAAGTAAAGAATGAAAAAAGACCTTCTTTCTTTGGTTCTCCCTCTCCCTCTGGTTCCTCTGGGTTTTCTTCGCCTTCCTCCGTTTCTGGTTCCTCTCCTTCCTATTCCTATCCTTCCCCTTATCCTTCCGTTTCCTCTGGGTCTTCTTCTTTTCCTTCCTCTCCTTCTGCTTCTTCTTCCCTTCCTTCCCCCTCTCCTTCCAGTGGTGGCTATGGCTATATCGTTATTGAAGTTGCCCGCCCTTCCGCCAGCCCGCCAGCCAGCCCTGAAATCCCCCCTAAAGATGATGTTTTAAATCCTTCCGTTAAAGTGATAGAGATCCCATAG